CATTGAATGATAATCAAAAAGTGGTTTTAAAAGAATTCATCAACTCAGTTGATTCAACTCCAAAATTAAGAGAATTTTACAACGGTAAAGTTGGGGAAATTAAAGAAGAAATAAATAAATTATCTAAAAAAGTCACTGATAAAGCTGTTCAGATTAAATTAAATGAAGTAGCTAACTTACTTTCTCCATTAAATAAAACAGCCAATGTTGGTAATAATGATTTAGTTAATTTGTTACAATACTTTGAATTGTTAGAAGAATTAACTAAAGTACATGGCTAATTACAAGTATAAATTAAAAGAAGCGGATGATGTAATCAAACCTAAAGACGTTGATCCTGAATTATTAGATAGGATTGAAAGACGTTATGGTAAAATTGATTATAAAAATGACTTCTTTAATGATACTTTAAGTACTTACTTTAAAACAGTTGATGTTGATGATGAAACAGGTCAAATAAATCATCAAATTATAAAATTAGCTAATTTTGGAGATGCTTTAAGAGAAATGTCAGAGGCGGTTAAAGCATTAACTGACTTATCTAAAACAGCAGATGGTAAAGCAGATCCTACTTTAGCAGTATTAGCTCAAGATGCTAGAAATGTATTTAATAAATTTAGAACTCATATTAGAAAAGAGTATCCTGAACAGTATGTTCAAATTAAAAATTTATTAGATGAAATGTCTACTTTAGGCTCCACTTCATTTTTTACTTCAGGAGGTGAAGGTGAAAACCATAATGGTCCTTCTCCTAGAAAATCAACTTATGGAACTTATACACAAGCAGGATTTAAAAAAGTAAATGAAGGTCCAGGAGCAACTATGGGTCCTGGTCCAAAAGCAGGTCCTGAAGGTGTTATTAAAAATAAATACATAACTGATTTTAAATATAAATTAGTTAATAAAAATAAATTAAATAAGGCAGCTAAAGGTATTGAAGTTAAAAAACTTTGGGAAGATACAGATGTTGAATCTTATTTACAAGATGCTAATATAAACAAATCATCAAACCAAAAATGGGTTGGAGGTAGATTATTAGCATTTGATGAAATAGAAAGAAAGTTAAATGAATTAATTCCTTTAATGCAACAAGCAAAACATGAAACAATGGATTACTACAAACAAAATCCAGATTCATTTAATGTTGTATATGGAACAGATTTAGCTAAAGAATATTTAGACGACGTAATAGAATTATTTAAAAAATAATGGCTACAGTAAATATATCAACTACATCTAGTAATACTTTAGTGACTACAACTGTTAGTTCTGGTACTACTTTAGATTTTGTTATTAATAACCCTTCTCCCGCTACAAGTTATTTCACATTAGAAACTATACCTAATAGTTCTAGTTTATATGATACAAGTTCTCCAAAAAATACCTCAGGTTCATTTACTTTAGACTCTGGACAGTATAGTTTAATACAAAGTGACTATATAGCTTCTGTTATAGTAGACCCAGGAAATACAACTTTAACTTTTGAACCAGCAGCAGATATTCCAGCAAACACATTAAGATTAAGGGGAGTAGGATATGGCCCACAAGAAACAATATCTATCTAAAAAAACATAATATTTATTAACATATGGCAACCTTACAAGAACAATATAATTTAATTAAAGAAGGTAAAGGTGATAAACAACATTTTTTAAAACAAGCTAAATACTTGTTTCCTGAATACGTTACTTCTTTAAATGATTTTGATACTACTGTTCATATTTTGAAAAGTAAAAGTCTTTTATCTGAAGCAGCAGGTGGAGTAGTTACTTTAACTCCTGCTACACCAAACTGGTTTAAAACATTTAATGATAGCCTTAAAGAAGCTGTAGGTGTTAAAAATAAAAAAGAATATGGTGATCAAAACGAATTTGAAAAAATCGACAAAGATGTTCAAAAGACTTTAGACCACCAGTTTGATAATAAAAATAATAAAAATGTTGATAACGTTTATGGTCAGTCATTTTTAATGGGATATTATACAGAAATGAAAGATCCTAAAAATGCTAATAAAACTGTAGATGAATTGAAGCAAATTGTATTAAAAAATATGACTAAAGATGTTAATTATTATCATACAAAAGCTTCATTTGGTGTTAAAGATATTGGATATACTAATGATGTTGTTGGTGGTGGGGAACCTAAAGAACCTAAAGGAAAATATAAATCTTCTGGTTATGGAGATATGCCAAAACCAGTTAAAGAATCAATATATAGAAAATCTTTATTAGAATTATTATCTGAAGATGATATAGAAGAAAATGAAGATACAATTGAAGAAGGACCACTTGACCAACAAATTGCTGCCGCTGAAAAGAAAGTAGAAGATTTAGGAAAACAAAAAGCCGCTGCTGAATTAGCTTTAGCTAACATTAAGAAACAAGCCGCCGATAAAGAATCAGCTATCTAATGAAACAAGTACTCATCGAAACTATCCCTTTCCAGGTATCCCCTAAGCAATTACATGAGGGTATGAGAGCACCTTCTGGTAATCCAATTGTAGAAGGTCCTTTAGCTACCGCTGAAGTTAAAAACGGTAATGGTAGATGGTACGATAGAGAGTTATGGGAAAGAGAAATTAATAAATATCAAGAGATTATTAAAGAAAATAGAGCAACAGGTGAATTAGACCACCCTGAATCCTCTATTATATCCCTTAAAAACGTTTCTCATATTATAAGAGAATGCTGGTGGGACGGTAATAATGTAATGGGTAAAATAGAAATTTTACCAACCGTCTCCGGAAACATTTTAAAAGCACTTATTGATAACGGTGTTACAGTAGGTGTATCATCTCGTGGAATGGGTTCACTTAAGCAAGTAGGTGAAACATTAGAGGTACAAGACGATTTTGAATTACTTTGTTGGGATTTTGTTTCAACACCTTCTAATCCAGGTTCATATATGCATCTTGTTAAAGAAGGTAAAGAAGTACCAACATATCAATACGGTAAAGTTAACACATTACTTTCCGAAATTCTTTGCGCAAACGGTTCTTGCCCTATTCTTTAAACCCTTTGCGTTTTTTAAAAATACCGATATACGTATACCCGACAATATGCCATTAATATATGGCATCGAGATTTATAATATCTATTACGCTTCGACATTCGTCAATAATAAGCGTACTTCCAACACAATTTAATTGAGGAAAAAACTAAAAAAAAGTATGGCAAACAGAGACTTACTCAAAGAAGCCATTGCCGATGCTAAAGCTGTTAAGGAAACAGCCATCGCCAATGCAAAAGCTGCTTTAGAAGAAGCCTTCGCTCCACGTATGCAAGAATTGCTTAAAGCAAAACTAGCTGAAATGGATGAGGAAGACATTGAAGAAGCAGAAGAAATGAAAGAGGAAGAAATCGAGGAAACTTACGAAGTTGAAGAAGCTGATGACGCTGAAGGCTATGAAGGCCAAATGGGCAAGAAAGACTTAGGTGTTAAAGAAGCTGACGACGACGACGAAATGGACCTTGAAGAACTCCTTAGAGAACTAGATGAATTAGAAGAAGATGATTCAGTAATGGAGGGAGAAGATTTAATCAACGATCCTAAAACAGAAACCGCCCACGGAAACGTAGCTGAAGCTGATGAAGAAGAAGCTGACGAAGAAGAAGGTGAAGAAGAAGAAGGTGAAGAAGAAGAAATCATGGAACGTAAAAAGTACGGTGGAAACAAAGGCGACGAAAAACGTGACGACATGAAAAAGAAAAAAGAAGGTCATGGTCGTGGTCCAAAGAAAAAAGATTCCGCTGAAGCTGAAGGTGAAATTGATTACAAAAGAAAAATGAAAGAAAACAAAGAACCAGTAAACGAAATCGTAGGCGCAGCTCTTATAGCTGGCGGTATTGTTTCAGCCCTTGCTGCTTTTGGAGCTTGGAAAGCAAACGCTGATGAAAAGAAAGAAATTGCTGCTTTAGCTGCAAAGTATGAAAAAGAAGGAATGAAACCTGAAGTAGCTGCTGAAAAAGCTGTAGCATTTGTTAAAAAAGGTGGTCCTGATTACAAAGACGCTAAAGGCGGTTTTTCACCAGGAAGTAATCTTGAAGAAGAGTTAAATGAAGCTTATAACACCATTAAAACTATTAAGGAAGAATTAGCTGAGGTTAACTTATTCAACGCAAAACTTCTTTACACTAACAAAATCTTCAAATCTAAAAACTTGACCGAAGGTCAAAAGGTAAAAGTATTAGCTGCTTTTGATAAAGCTGCTAGTGTTAAAGAAGCTAAATTAGTATTTGATACTTTGAATGAAGGATTTAAATCTAAGAAAGCTCCTGTAAATGAATCATTAATCCATGGTGGTGCTTCTAAAGTAGCTGGTGTAGTTGCTAAAAAGCCAATTATGGAAGCTAATGATCAGGTTGCTAGATGGCAAAAATTAGCCGGTATTAAATAATTTAACAAAAACAAAAAATAAAAACAAAAATGTCACAAGTACAACAATTATTAGAGAGCGCTGCTGGTTCATGGAAGAACTTGCAAAGCGACGCTGCCAGATTAGCCGGGAAATGGGCTAGAACTGGCTTATTGGAAGGCTTAGACGAGGTTAACAAAAACAATATGTCTGTATTGTTGGAAAACCAAGCTAAGCAATTAGTAACTGAAGTCAATACTGTTTCTTCAAACTCTTACTTCACTTCAGGTGGAGAGGGTGAGAACTGGGCTGGTATTGCTCTTCCATTAGTACGTAAAGTATTCGGTACTATCGTAGCTAAAGAATTTGTTAGCGTTCAGCCAATGAACATGCCTTCAGGTCTTGTATTCTTCTTGGATTTCCAATATGGTAACACTAAGAATCCTTTCACTGCTGGTCAATCATTGTACGGAACTAGAGACACTGCTTCTCAATTCCCATTCTCAACTCCAGCCGCTGCTGGTGGTTTGTATGGTGGTCCAGAAGGTCGTTTCACTTACGCTACTAACCAATTCTCAGCTTCTGTTCCTTTCACAGGATCTATCGGAGGTGGTACTTTACCAACTATCGCTGCTGGAACTGGTTCTATCGTTACCGCTTCTTGGGCTGACTTGAATTTCGATTCAGATTATTCAGCTTCTGTAGTTGCTAACGGTATTTACAAAGTAACTGTAGCTACTGCTTCTGTATTAACTTCATTCGATCAGGATGCTGTTCGTGGTTTCGTAGTTTCAGGTTCAGCTGATGGTGGTGCTTTCGCTCCAGCTAACTTGTTATCTCAATTCACTACTTACAACTACACTGCTGGTACAGTTTCTTTCTACTACACAGCTTCTACTACAGCTACTTGCTCTGGTTCATTCACTGTATTCTATCAGAAGTCAACTTCCCAAGATGGATTGAATGTAACTTCAGGTAACAACGGTGGTTCTGGTTTAGTATCTGGTCGTGGTGATTTCGAAGCTGATGGTGCTTTCTCAGTACCTAACGCTGCTTCTGCTTCTCAAATCGTTATCCCTGAGATCAACGTTAAGATGCAGTCACAAGCTATCACTGCTAAGACTAAGAAATTGAAAGCTGTATGGACTCCTGAGTTCGCTCAAGACTTGTCAGCTTACCAAAACATCGATGCTGAAGCTGAATTGACTAACATTATGAGTGAGTACATTTCAATGGAAATTGATATGGAAATCTTGGATATGTTGATCGAAGATGCTGCTGCTGCTACTGAGTACTGGTCAGCTAATAACAACGAAGTTATTAACAACGCTGGAACTGCTTTCACTACAGCTGCTTCTCCATTCTACAACACTCAAGGTCAGTGGTTCCAAACTTTAGGAACTAAGATCCAGAAAGTATCTAACAAGATTCACCAGTTAACTTTACGTGGTGGTGCAAACTTCTTAGTAACTTCTCCAACTATCGCTACTATCTTGGAATCAATCCCAGGATTTGCTTCTACAAACAACGGTGATGCTGCTCAAGAAGAGTACGCATTCGGTGTACAGAAAGTTGGTTCAGTTAACGGTCGTTACAAGGTTTACAAAAACCCATACATGACTGAAAACTTGATCTTAATGGGCTATAGAGGTTCACAATTCTTGGAAACTGGTGCTGTATTTGCTCCATACATTCCATTGATCATGACTCCATTGGTTTACGATCCTGATACCTTCACTCCTAGAAAAGGTCTCTTGACTCGTTACGCCAAGAAGATGTTACGTCCTGAATTCTATGGTAAGATTTACGTTAGTGGCTTGAACACTTTGTAATCTAATCCAAACGGATAAACATTAAAAGAGCCCCGCGAAAGCGGGGCTTTTTGTTTTTACTGTTATATTTATAATTATATGTTTAATATATTTGAGGAGTTAACTTGGCAGCAATTTAGTAAATTACCCAAAATAGCTAAATTATCCCTTAATGAACAAATAACATATTATAACCAATATATATCAGATTTATCTATAGCGAGATTAAATTGGATAGATTATCAAAATAAAGGACCTCGTATTCCTACAATTCAAAATATTGGATTGTTAGCTCAAGAAGAGTTTGATCCTGTTGATAATGATTATTTTTTAATTCTTCAAGAAGATGGATCTGGAATTTTTGTAACAGCTTTAATATAACATGCCAAATTTACCAATATCAGGATTACCAACAGGTGGTACTTTAGACGGAACTGAACTATTTGCTATGGTTCAAGATGGAGTAACAAAACAAACATCTTTAAATTCACTTTATACTAGTTTATCTAGTAATTATGGTTTATTTAATCAAACAGGTGATAGTACTCCTGTTTTAGGTAATGCCCCAACAGGTAGTTTAATAGATGGAGGTGCAGGTACCTTATCAGTTCCTGCTAATGGATTTAAAGTAGGAGATGCTTTTACAGCTAATTTTCATGGTAAATTAACTGCTGTACAAAACCACACTCTTGAAATCCATATTGAATCAGATGGTACAAATCTTGCAGACACAGGTGTTATTACTATGCCTAATGTCACTAATAAGGATTGGACATTAAATATAGATTTTTCAATTAATGCAATTGGAGCAGCTGGAGTAGCTGAAATTGCTTCTGCAGGTACATTTACTTTTAGAACAAATTCTGCTGGTGATGTTGTGACTGAAATTTTTAGTTCTGTCAATAATACTACCTTTGACACTACTATAGATAACACATTAGTAGTTAAGGCAATCTGGGCCAATTCAAACGCAAGTGATTCAATTTACTCTCGAATCTTTACTCTAAGAAAAACATACTAATTTGTTTTCACAATATTTATAATAAACAATAAGTTTAACTAATGTTCTTAAACAATGGCATCAAGACCACACACCGATGAGGTGCATAGACAACAACGAGTGATAAAAAATCCTATTAAATTCAAAATTCAATTAAACGAAGAACAAAAATTAGCTAAAGAAGAAATATTAAATAATACATTAACTCTTTTAGCAGGTTCCGCCGGTTCAGGTAAAACGTTATTAGCTGTTCAAGTGGCTTTAGATGGTCTCATAAGAAGACATTATGAGAAAATTATCATTACAAGACCAACAGTATCAAAAGAAGAAATTGGATTCTTACCAGGTGACTTAAGAGAAAAAATGGATCCTTGGATTCAACCTATCTATCAAAATATGTATGCTTTATATGATAAAGATAAAGTAGAAAAATTAATTGAAGATGGCAAAATAGAAATTGTACCTTTAGCATTTATGAGAGGTAGAACATTCTTAGATGCTTGTATTATTGTAGATGAGGCTCAAAACGTTACCCACGAGCAAATGGAAATGATAGCTACCCGTATTGGTTTACGAAGCAAAATGATTATTTGCGGAGATGACCACCAGGTAGACTTAAAAGCAAAACGTGATTCTGGTTTTAGATTCTTATACACAGCCGCTCGTAAAGTTAAAAATATGGCAGCAATTACTTTAAAACAAAATCATAGAGACCCGATTGTATCAGACTTGATAAATATTTATGAAGAAGCAGCAGAAAAAGGATTAACTTTAGGTACATCAGGAACTAACGGAACTTCAAAAAGATAGAACGTTCCCATATCCTTTTAATATTTATAACTAAAAGGTATGGCAACTTTTACTTCCCAAATATACGAAATTTTAAGTTTAAACGGAGACGATGTAGGATCTTCTGTAGTTAATACTATTACTAATGTTAATTATGTTGATAATAGAATCTTAAGTGTCCCATCAGGATCAGTAACAACTTTATTTTCATTTGATTCTGTACCGGGAGCCGGTACTTTTGTAACAAGTAGTGTAAAATATGTTAGAGTAACAAACAATTCTACTACAACTCCTATTCAATTAATTATATCTTCTTCAACAGAAGCTATGAGTTATTTAATAACTACTGGAAGTTCATATATGATGTCTTCAACCCAAATGACTGGAAGTACAAGTGGTTTATCTTTTGATAGTATTAAATCTGTAAAAGTAGAACCATCTGGAAGTTCTGCAAGTATAGAATATTACATAGTAACAACCTAATAAATTATGGCATCTACAGTAATTCCAATTTGGCCCGGCTCAGCATCCTTTGTTCAAGTATCTGCTTCTTATTATGGAACAGGTACGTGGCCACCTCCTACCCCATTTGGGTTTTATGACAATGATACCCAATTCCAAACCGATGCTAACAAAGTTTCTAACTTTTGTGCTTTGCACTTAGGTTATCCTATTGAAAACGTCGAATTACAAGATATTAACTTTTTTGCTGCTTTTGAAGAAGCAGTAACTGTATATGGAAATGAATTGTATGCTTTCCAATTAAGAGATAATTACTTATCTTTAGAAGGTGCTTCTGATAGAATTGATGTAAATAATTCTGTATTTACTCCTACAATGGCTTCTATTGTTAGATTATCTCAACAATATGGTGAAGAAGCAGGTGTTGGAGGTAATGTAACTTGGTATAAAGGTAGATTAACCCTAGTACCAGGCCAACAAAAGTATGATTTAGCAGCTTGGGCAGAAGCCGAAGGTATAACCGGAGGTATAGAAATTAAAAATGTTTGGTATCAACCACCACCCGCAGTTAATCAATTATATTCTACTTCTTTACTAACTGGACAAGGTGGTTTAGGAGGTGTTCCTGCTGCTGGTTTATATGGATTTGGATATGGATATGCTAATTATTTAATGATGCCTACAAGCTTTACTATGCAAAACATTCAAGCAATTGAAATGCAAAACCAAGTAATGCTTTCAAATTATACTTTTAACATTGTAGATAATGTACTATCAGTATTCCCTGTTCCAGGAACAGGATTTGCTGATGATGGAATTGATGGTGGAGCTAATTTATATTATGGTGAATATTTAATATTTGACTTTATTAAAATACAAGATAGAATTGATGCTGCTTTTGCAAACGGTACAAACAAAATTACCAATACATCAGATGCTCCTTATTTAAATCCAACTTATTCTAAAATTAATTCAATTGGTAGAAGCTGGATATTCGAGTACACTTTAGCTAAAGCTAAAGAAATGCTAGGCTTAACTCGTAACAAATACTCTCAAATTCCTATTCCAGGAGCTGAAGTAACACTAAATGGTGATTCTTTAGCTACACAAGGTATTACTGAACAAGAAACTTTAATTACAAGATTAAGAGAATATTTTGATCAAACTTCTCGCCAATCATTACTTGAAAGAAGAGCAGCGGAATCAGCAGCACGTGTACAAGAAATCAACCAGGTACCAATGACAATTTTTATAGGATAATATGGCACTATACGGACAAATGAGGGATATTAGTATGTTTCGATTCATGAATCGTGAATTGATGCATAATATTATTTCTCAACAAGTAGTATATTATAAATGTAATGTTGGTGAAACAGTAACTAATATGTATGGTGAAGCTTCACAAGGTAGAATATTTAATGAACCTTTACTTATATTCTCTTTAATTGATAGATCAGGACAAACATCACCAATTTTAGATGAACAGATAGGATTTAATTGGCCTATAACTTTTAGATTTCTAAGAGATGATTTAGTAGATGCTAATTTAGTTCCTGAAGTAGGAGATTTCATAATGTGGAGTAATGGATATTGGGAAATTGATAACACAGAAATTAATCAATTATTTGTAGGAAAAGATCCACAATATCCTTATTTAGATGATAATGATAATAACCCATACGAAACAGACCTAGGAGAATTCGGTTATAACGTATCAGTTATATGTTCTGCCCACTATGTACCAGCTGATAGAGTTGGTATAATAAATCAAAGATTATAATGCCAATAAACGGAAGAAAACCAATACCAGCAACCCAAAAAGAGTTAAGTATAGCTCAACATGTTCCTTCTTTTCCTCAAGAAGGCAATCCTAACTTATCGTTAGATACAAAAAATAGAGCGTTACAAACCTCATTTAAAGGTGATAACACAAAGCCCTTTAGTATAGGCATACAAGACATTGATGAGGCTATTTTCTATTATATGAGAAATGTTATTAAGCCTTTTACAGTTCAAAATGGCCAAAGAGTAGAGGTTCCTGTGTTATATGGAGATCCTGAAAAATGGAAATCCTATCAAAAAGATGGTTACTTAAGAGATTTAAAGGGTGCTTTAATGGCTCCTTTAATTATGTTTAAAAGAACAAACATTGAAAAAAATAGAAGCATCGCTAATAAATTAGATGCTAACTCACCTTACAATTATGGTGTATTTACTAAAAAATACAACCCTAAAGAAATATATGATAATTTTAAAGTATTAAATAACAGAGCACCATCTAAAACATATTATGCTGTAGTGATGCCTGATTATTTAACTGTCACTTACTCATTTATAGTTTTTACATACTATGTAGAACAACAAAATAAAATAATTGAAGCTATAGAATATGCTTCTGACTCATACTGGGGAGATCCAGAACGTTTTAAATTTAAAGCTATGATAAATTCTTTTGGTTTTCAAACAGAATTAGCAGAAAGTAGTGAACGAATTGTTAGAAGTACATTTGATTTAACATTAAACGGATATATAATACCAGATACAATTCAAAAAGACATGAACGCAACTAAAAAATACTCTGAAGGAGCAAAAGTAATATTTTCAATTGAAGCTACAAATAATCAAGATATTTTTGATGGAAATGTAGAAGGTGGAAGAATTGTAACTGAAGATCCAAACGCTAAAAGAGCTTCAAATAGATCAACCTCAGTCGGATAAGGCCAATATTTATAGTAAACAATAATGGCTAAAGTTAGATTCCTTGATCAGGTACCAGTAGGGGTTTTCCAAGCGGATACAGCAGGAAGTGGTAATGGTACTATTGATATATATTATACTGGGTCACTAGTTAAATCTAGTGCTCCTTTTATTAATTTTACAGGCTCAGTTGATGCTTATACAGATATTATTTCTTCAACAGAAGGAGTAACAGTCTTTATATCAGGTTCAGGTATAGGTTTCCCATTTTCTGGTTCAGCAGTAATTACCGGCTCATTAGTAATCTCTGGTTCTTCCCAACCTATTATAATTCAAACTTTACCATATGAAGCTAGTCCTTCATATGTTGTAACTTATATACCTGCTACTGGAGAAGTAGAATATTCTGATATGCCTTCATCTGGAACATCAGGAACTTCAGGTAGTTCAGGAACATCTGGCTCATCAGGCTCAAGTGGAACTAGTGGTTCATCAGGAACTTCAGGTAGTTCTGGCTCTAGTGGAACTTCAGGTAGTTCCGGCTCTAGCGGAACTTCAGGTAGTTCTGGCTCTAGTGGAACCTCAGGTTCATCAGGAACCTCAGGCTCATCAGGAACCTCAGGCTCATCTGGTTCAAGTGGAAGTTCAGGCTCAAGTGGTACCTCTGGTTCAAGTGGAACTAGTGGTTCATCTGGAACTTCAGGTTCATCAGGATCTTCAGGTACATCTGGTTCTTCAGGATCAAGCGGAACTAGTGGCTCATCTGGCACTTCAGGTAGTTCAGGAACTAGCGGAAGTTCAGGTTCATCAGGTACCTCAGGTTCAAGTGGTTCTTCTGGTACTTCAGGTATAGATGGTACCTCTGGCTCATCAGGCTCAAGTGGTACATCAGGCTCATCTGGTACATCAGGCTCATCAGGAACTTCAGGTTCAAGCGGTTCATCAGGAACAAGCGGAAGCTCAGGCTCTAGTGGAACAAGTGGCTCTTCAGGAACCTCTGGTTCAAGCGGAACAAGTGGTTCATCAGGTTCATCTGGTACTTCAGGCAGTTCAGGCTCAAGCGGAACAAGCGGTTCTTCAGGAACATCTGGTTCAAGTGGCTCATCAGGAACAAGCGGAAGCTCAGGTTCAAGCGGAACAAGTGGTTCATCAGGTTCATCAGGTACTAGTGGTTCATCAGGATCGTCTGGCACTTCAGGTATAGATGGTACTTCTGGCTCATCAGGATCAAGTGGTACATCAGGCTCAAGTGGTTCAAGTGGAACATCAGGCTCATCAGGAACATCAGGTAGTTCTGGTACAAGTGGAAGTTCAGGAACAAGTGGCTCAAGCGGCTCATCTGGAACTTCAGGTAGTTCAGGCTCATCTGGTACTTCAGGTATAGACGGAACATCAGGTAGTTCTGGTACTAGCGGTTCATCAGGTTCTTCAGGAACTAGCGGAAGTTCAGGTAGTTCTGGCACTTCAGGTTCATCAGGCACTTCAGGTAGTTCTGGTACTTCAGGTTCAAGCGGTTCATCAGGAACAAGCGGAAGCTCAGGTAGTTCTGGAACTAGTGGTATAGATGGAACTTCTGGTTCATCTGGTACTTCTGGTTCATCAGGAACATCAGGTAGTTCAGGCTCATCTGGTACTTCTGGTTCATCTGGTTCATCAGGAACTAGTGGTTCATCTGGAACTTCTGGTTCTAGTGGAACTTCAGGCTCAAGCGGTTCATCAGGAACCTCAGGTAGTTCCGGTTCAAGTGGTACATCAGGCTCAAGCGGAACAAGTGGTTCATCAGGAACATCAGGCAGTTCCGGTTCAAGTGGCACATCAGGAAGTTCAGGCTCAAGCGGAACAAGCGGTTCTTCTGGCACTTCAGGCTCATCAGGTTCATCAGGCACTTCAGGCAGCTCAGGTACAAGTGGTAGTTCAGGAAGCTCTGGTTCATCAGGTACAAGTGGAACAAGTGGTTCCTCAGGTTCATCAGGCACTTCAGGCAGCTCAGGTTCATCAGGAACAAGTGGTAGTTCAGGTTCATCCGGTACTTCAGGTTCATCAGGCTCATCTGGTACATCTGGTTCTTCAGGTAGTTCAGGATCATCAGGTACATCAGGATCTTCGGGTTCATCAGGTACTTCAGGAAGTTCAGGATCTAGTGGCTCAAGTGGTACATCAGGCTCATCAGGTA